GTTCTTATATAAATAATAGAGTAATATGCCATTAAGGGTATTACAACATTAAACAATAAAGATAACTTTGCTTATAGAAGGAGGTTAATTATGACCAATAAAGCACTATCTATTTTTAATCAATTAAGACCAGTATCAATAGGATTTGATAATGTCTTTGACCATTTTGAAAAAATGTTTGAAGATGATTTTTTATCACCTATGGTACCAAATTATCCGCCATACAATATCGTTAAAACTGGCAAGAACAAATACGATATTGAAGTAGCTCTTGCTGGATATTCTAAAAAGGATATCAAAGTGGATTATGATGATGGTCTTTTGACTATTAAATCTGCTAAAACAGAAAAAGACGAAAGTAAAGATGACGATGGTAATATCTTACATAAAGGTATCGCTAAAAGATTCTTTTCTAAATCTTTCACAGTTGCTGATGATTGTAAAGTCAAAGGCGCTAAGTTAGAGGACGGTCTTTTAAGAGTATCTATGGAAAAAATCATTCCAGAAGGTAGAGAAGCAAGAACAATAGACGTTAAATAAACGTTGAGGTTGAGTAAGAGTAGAGAATGGCGGCTTGTTGACAGGTCGCCATTTTTTTTATATAATACTCCTTATAAGTAAATAAAAAAAATGTTAAGGAGATATAATGTTAGATTTATTAAAAAACGTAGACAAGAATATGCTGTGGAAACTTGTAGCACTTCACGTTGTTGTGATTACAGTTTCAAATGGTTTAGTAAACATTCCTGTAGAAATATTTGGATTTAAACTAACCTGGGCGGCATTCACTTTCCCTTTAGTAGTAATAGCAACTGACTTAACTGTTAGACTATTGGGTAAGACAATAGCACGATCTACAATTGCAATAGCTTATCCACTTGCGATCATTGGATCCATTTTGGTAGTGTTAGCAGAAGGAGCACCTCAATCAGTTGCGTTAAGAATTGGTTTTGCGAGTGCGACTGCGTATGCAATTGGAACGTTGCTTGATGTATATGTATTCCAATATTTGAGAGAGAATTACTCAGCTTGGTGGTTAGCACCTGCAGTATCAACTGTGGCGGCAAACATAATTGACACATACACATTCTTCTTTACAGCATTCTCTGGTGGCGCCAACGAGTATATGGCGGCTAACTGGATGGAAATTGCAGGTTCACAAACTATATTAAAAATTGGAGTTGGTTTGGTAGTATTCTTACCAGCTTATGGTTTATTACTTCGACACTTGTCTGGTAAATTTAAAGTTAGTACAACTGTGCAAAAAGCATTCAAAGATGCTGGTAGAGACCTAAAATCAAAATAAAATTGATTTACTTTTAATAGGGGGTATTTTTTGCCCCCTATTGATAGGTTGTACAATAAGACAGCCTATTGACAATTGATAGAATTTTGATATAATAGATTCTATATATTATGAAATATAATGAAGATAAAATCTTAAAAGAAATTGAAGAATATATTAAATCAACTTATGGTGAGCATTATTCTGTAGGTAAGGATGGATTTCAAGTTCAAGATTTATTTAAGACTTTAGAAATAGGAAAAGATTTTTGTCATGCCAATGCAATTAAATATATGTGTAGGTATGGTAAGAAAAAAGGACATAATCGTGCAGATTTATTAAAGGCTGTACATTATGTTATATTATTATTAAATTATGACAAGGAGATGACATGAAAATAAGTAATAGTACTTTAGGTGTTTTAAGAAATTTCTCGGATATTAATCAAAACATATTATTTAAAACAGGAAGCACTTTATCTACTATGTCCACAATGAAAACCATTATGGCACGAGCAGTAGTTAAAGAACAATTTGAGCAAGAGTTTGGCGTGTATGATTTGCCAGAGTTTTTAAGAGCATTAGATTGTTTTATATCACCTGTTTTAAAATTTAACGGGACATCTAATTTAAAAATCAAGGATGAAAAAACAACATTAACAGCAAGATATGCTTTTGCTGAAAAATCAACATTAGTATTACCTCAAAAAGAAGTTACTATGCCTGATAAAACTGTTTCTTTCACATTGAAAAATAGTGATTATGAATCAGTTAAAAAGTTATATACTAATTTAAACTTACCTGACATTGCATTTAAAGGTGAAAATGGTAAAATAAATTTAGTTGCTTTAGATAAGAAAAATAGTAATTCTAATATATCATCTATTAATGTAGGTGAAACTAATTTAGAATTTACTGCATATATCAAAGTAGAAAATATGAAACTTATACCAGGTGATTATGATGTGGCATTATCTAAAATGAAGATAGCACATTTTATAAACAAAAAAGTAAATGTTCAATATTGGATAGCATTAGAAGCTGATTCAAAATTTTAACGAGGTATTATGAGTGATTTTTTATGGGTTGAAAAATATCGTCCTAAAAAAATATCTGATTGTATATTAAGTTATGATTTAAAAGATGTATTTTTAGAATTTTTAAACAAGGAAGAACTACCTAATCTTTTATTTTCTGGAACAGCAGGTACGGGCAAAACAACAGTTGCTCGTGCCTTATGTGAAGAATTAGGTTGTGATTATATAATGATTAATGGTTCGGATGAAGGTAGGCATATTGATACATTAAGAAATCAAATTAAAAATTTTGCATCTTCTCAATCTTTAGTTGCTACATCAAATCATAAAGTTGTTATAATTGATGAAGCAGATTATATGAATCCTGAGTCAGTACAGCCTGCATTAAGAAATTTCATAGAAACATTTTATAAGAATTGTAGGTTTATTTTTACTTGTAATTTCAAAAATAAAATTATATCTGCATTACATAGTCGTTGTACAGTAATAGATTTTAGAATTGCTAATGGCCAAAAGGTAAAAACAGCTACATCATTTTTAGATAGACTTTGTGATATATTAAAAGAAGAGCATATCATATTTGAGAAAAAGGTTTTAGCTGAATTAATACAAAAACATTATCCTGATTTTAGAAGAACCATAAATGAATTACAAAGATATTCTATAAGGGGTAAGATTGATAGTGGTATTCTTGTATCATTATCTGATATTAATAATAAACAATTAGTTAAATTGTTAAAAGAAAAAAGATTTGGTGATATGAGAAAGTGGGCCATACAAAATTTAGATACAGATCCATCTTCTCTATTCAGTAATATCTATGAGGTGTTATATAAACATCTTGAACCCAAATCAATCCCACAAGCAGTTTTAACAATTGCTGATTATCAATATAAGAGTGCCTTTGTTGCAGACCATGAAATAAATCTTGTGGCCTGTTTAACAGAAATTATGGCTCAATGTAAATTTAAATGACCAAATGCTATGAATTTAAATTACAATTACCTAAAAGGACTATTACAACCTTTGTTTATAGTGATACAGGTGAAGACATTGAAAGTAGATTTACACCACATAAGGTTTCTAAAATAAAAGAAATAAAGGATCCATTGAAAGAAAAAAAAGATGAATCAATATAAATTATCAGATTATTTAAACGCAATTAATTATAGTAAACAAAATTTATTAGATAGTGATGACATAACTTGGGGAAAGAAGTACCCACCTTTTATTATTAACCGTTGTTTATCCCAACACGTTGATACTGTTTTAATGGGTAATGAAATGAATCAAAGACACGGCCTGGATAAGAGGTTACAATTTCATTTTCTTCTAAATAGTATAAGAAAACGAAAACGATTTGGAGGTAAGTGGATAACTACTTCAAAATCTAAAAATTTGGAGTTTATAAAAGAATATTATGGTTATAGCAATTCAAAAGCAAAGGTAGCTCTTGACATACTTACAAAAAAACAGATTGAACTTATTAAATTGAAGCTTGATAAAGGTGGGAGAAAAAAATGAATGAGGAAAATGTAAGTTGGTCACCTGAAAGTATGCTTGAGGTTACACTTAAGCAACCAGATGATTTTTTAAAAATACGAGAAACCTTATCACGTATGGGTGTTGCAAGTAGAAAAGATAAAACATTGTTTCAATCTTGCCACATATTACATAAACAAGGTAAATATTATATAGTACATTTTAAAGAATTGTTTGCTTTAGATGGTAAGAGAGCAACTTTAATTCAAAATGATATACAAAGAAGAAATACAATAGCTTGCTTATTACAAGATTGGAATTTATTAGGTATAGTTAAACAAGAATCCGCAGAAGACAAAGCACCATTATCTCAAATTAAAATAATATCATTTAAAGAAAAAAGTGAATGGACTTTATCTGCTAAATATAATATTGGTAAAAAAGTAACTAAAAAGGAACCATCTACTTCGGAAGTTTTGGCAAAAGGATTTGCTGAAGAACAAGAAGCTAGAAAAAAAGAAGAAGAAGAGGATGTTGAAGGAAATAAAATTGAATAGATAAGGAGTATATAATGAAAAACAATTTATATTATGTTAATACGATTATTAAGTTATCAATATTAGGCTTGTTAGTTTATTTAGCTATAGGAATAAATGATATACGATTAAGTATAGGTAATAATTTAGCTAAAGAAGCTCTTGCTCATAAATTATTAGAAAAAAATAATAATGTGTTAGTGGATGCAATAATAGATAATGCAATAATAGATAAGAGTACAGCCACTCATTATATAATAGAAGAAAAAAATAACGAATTATTAATTGCAATATTAGATTTATTATCAGAAAATAAAAAAGATTATAAATCAAATTTAGAAGATGCATTTATGAAAACGGAATGAAAATAAATTTATATAATGAATTTCTATACAAGCGTAATTGAATTTAAAAATAAACTATTAGTAAGAGGTGTTATAAATGGCAAGTCTTATATTAATCGTTTTAATTATCAACCTACCTTATACATACCAACAAATACAAAATCAAAATATCAGACACTAAACGGCCAGAGTTTAAAACCTAAAAGGTTTGGAAATATATATCAAGCAAAAAACTTTTTTGAACAATATAAGTCAATGCCAGAATATAAAATTTATGGTATGAATCGTTATCCATATCAATATATTGCTGATGAATATGGAGAAGATATTAAATGGTCTAAAAATTATATAAAAATATTTACACTTGATATAGAGTGTGAATGTGAATTTGGATTTCCTGATCCAGATATTGCAAAAGAACCTATAATTTGTTTAACGGTAAAAAATCATAGTAATAAACAAATTATTACCTGGGGTACACATGATTTTATTGTTAAGAAACCAAATAGTAGTTATATTAAATGTCAAAATGAAAAACATTTATTATTAGAATTTTTAAAATTTTGGAGTAAAAATCATCCAGATATAGTTACAGGTTGGAATGTTAAATTTTTTGATATACCTTATTTAATGAATCGTATGCGATTTATTTTTGATAATGATAGTATCAATAAAATGTCACCATGGAATTATGTTAATGCTGAACGGATACAATTAGGACAAAAAAATCAACAGTATTGGAATTTGTTAGGTATTTCTGTATTAGATTATTTTGATTTATATAAAAAATTTACCTATGTAAGACAAGAGAGTTATCGTTTAGATTATATTTCAAAGATAGAATTGGGTGAGCAAAAAATTGAAAATCCTTATGAAACATTTAAGGAGTTTTATACAAAAGATTATCAAAGGTTTATAGAATATAATATCCAAGATGTAGAATTAGTTGATAAGCTAGAAGATAAAATGCGATTGATTGAATTATGTTTAACTATGGCTTATGATTATAAGGTTAATTATATTGATGTATATTCCCAAGTAAGATGTTGGGATACTTTAATTTATAATCATTTAAGAAAAAAAGATATAGTGATTCCACCTAGAGAAGAGCATGAAAAGGATGCAAAATATGAAGGTGCTTATGTAAAAGATCCTCAATTAGGTTTACATAAGTGGATTGTTTCTTTCGATTTAAATAGTTTATATCCACATTTAATTATGCAATATAATATTTCACCAGAAACATTAGTGGGTGTGGAACCTAGTGGCGTTAATGTAAATAATTTATTATCTGAACAGTTAGATTTAAAATGGGCAAAAGAAAGGGATGTTACTGTTGCACCAAATGGAGCTTTATTTAAAAGAAATAAACAAGGTTTTCTTCCAGAGTTAATGGAGAAAATGTATACTGAAAGAGTTGTTTTTAAAGATTTAGCAATTAAAGCTAGAAAAGATTTTCAAAAAACAAATGATAAAATTTATAAAAATGAAATATCACGTTGTCATAATATTCAAATGGCAAAAAAGATTGCGTTGAATAGTGCTTATGGTGCTATTGGTAATCAATACTTTAGATATTTTGATGTAAAACAAGCTGAGGCAATTACTTTAGGTGGGCAGTTATCTATTCGTTGGGTTGAAAAGGATGTTAATAAATTTATGAATAAGATATTAGAAACTAAAAATAAAAATTATGTGGTTGCGTCTGATACTGATTCTATCTATGTTGAAATGGCTCCTTTAGTTGACAAGGTTTGTAAAGATAAATCTACTCAACAGATTACAGATTTTTTGAATAAGGTATCTGAACAAAAACTACAAATAGTGATAGATGATAGTTTTAAACGTCTAGCAGAGTACGTAAACGCATATGACCAGAAGATGATAATGAAACGTGAAGTAATTGCAAATAAGGGTATATGGGTCGCTAAGAAACGGTATATACTTAATTTGTTTGATGAGGAGGGTGTGAGATATAAACAGCCAAAACTTAAAGTAATGGGAGTAGAGGCAATCAAATCATCTACACCAGAAATTTGCCGAGGTAAAATTAAAGAAGCTATATCAATCATTATGAATAAGTCCGAAGAAGATTTAATTAAATTTGTATCTACATTTAAAGAAGAATTTAAAAAATTAACTCCAGAAGAAGTTTCTTTTCCTAGAACTTGTAATAATGTTTTACGGTATACTGATAATTCTAACATATATAAAAAAGGAACTCCAATACATGTTAAAGGTGCTTTAATTTATAATTATTTTTTACATAAACATAAATTAGAATACAAATATCCTGTAATTAAAGATGGTGATAAAATCAAATTTTTAATGTTAAAATTACCAAATACATTTAAAGACCAAGTAATATCTTTTTCAACTAGAATACCACATGAATTTAATATTAAGAGATATGTAGATTATGATTTACAGTTTGAAAAAACATTTACTGATCCATTAAGATTTATTTTAGAATCTATTGGTTGGAAATTAGAAAAAGAAGCAACACTAGAAAGTTTTTTTGGATGATTAGTAAAAAATATAATATACTTTATGCTGATCCGCCTTGGAATTTTCAAAATTGGAATAATGAAAAGGCACGAACAAATCCTATTCATCATTATAAAACAATGACAATGAAAGAGATTGAAGAACTACCAATTGGAGATATTGCAGAAAAAGATTGTGTATTGTTTATGTGGTGTACAGATCCATTGTTACATAAACAATTACCTGTGGTAGAAAAATGGGGATTTAAGTATAAAACAATAGCTTTTTATTGGGTTAAAACAAATAAGGATAAAATTAAAAATTATTATTTTAAAGGTCCTGGGTATTGGACAAGAGCAAATCCAGAGATATGTATTTTAGCAACAAAAGGAAAACCAAAAAGAGTAGATGCTAATGTAGATAGATTAGTGGTTAGTGTACGTAGAGAGCATAGTAGAAAACCAGATATAATTAGAAATCATATAATTAAATTGTGTGGTGATTTACCTAGAATAGAATTATTTGCTCGTACATCTATGCCTGGTTGGGATGTATGGGGAAAGGAAACTGGTAAGTTTAATTGATAATGTTTGAAAAATATTTAAATGAAAATAAGTTACCTATTATGGATCAACAAACCTTTGAGCGAGTTACAAATGATATAGGTAAAGAAAAATTTAGGGAAGAATTGGCGGAGTATATTGCAAAATACAGACCAAAGTTTCCTTTAAAGGAGATTTCATATGATATAATGCGTCAAGCATTTAAAGGTTTACAAAAACAAGATGTTTGGGAATATGTAAAACCTATCGAACAATTAGAAAAAAACGTAAAGGAAAAATATGATGATTACAAATATAATTTTAAAGAATATGGTTTAGGTATTATAGATGGATCTTCTA